TCGAAAGTTGCACTCAAAGTCCAGTTATCAAACTCATTAATAGATGGACTCCAGTTTCGGCACAGCCATCTGCCGGAAGCGCCGGATGGAGGCGTCCAGTTAAATGATGTAATGCCGCCCTCGGTCGTGAGAAACAAATCAATAGCGTCTATATCAGACTTCGTACCCTCGAAATTCAATGACCACTCGCGGGCGATTGTATTAATGCCGTCACCGACTCTTTGCTGATAGCCGTCACCGAATTGAGCCATCTTGACTCTCGGTTCCTTTGATAATGCTGCGCCGTACTTTGGCGAAAACGTGAACGTGGTCATGACAATACTCCTTTTACCCAGACAATAAGCCACCCGGTCGGCTTTCATCAATCAGCACCGATCTTACTGCAACTCCGATCATGTCGCCAATCTGCTTGCCGTCTTGATCGCCGGTTGCATTTGATCCTGATGCATCGACGTTAACTACAATGTTAACCGAGCTGCTGCTGCTTTGCTGGCCCTTAGTGTGATCTATAATTGTTTCGTTTGGATGCAGTATTGCAGGGAACCCGCCTATACCATCGACGCCGCCGCTTCTTGAGCCGCTGCCAGTGAAGCCGCCGCCGTCAGCGCTAGGTAGAGGCCCAACGGTGTTATCGAAGAATGGCGAATTGCCGGTGCCGATTGATGAACCGGACCCAGATGAAAATATGCCCTGGGCAATCGACCCTAGCCCCTCACCAAATGCGCCAAACACTGGCGCAAATGCTTTCTCAAGTGCGATTTTCTGCAATTGTTTTAATATGCCGTTGGCGAATTTCTCAAAGTTCAGGCCGCCTTCAACTAATTGATCAGCAAACGAACGACCCCAGTCCTGCGCGGCTTCCTTCATGCCGAGTAATGACTCTTCGTTTTTATCCTGCTTTTTGGTTAAGTCGGCAAGTTCGTCTCCCGCTTGTTCAACGCCAGCGCGATATTGCGCAAGGCTAATCAACGCCTTGCCGGTAGTCTCATCAATTGTAGAACGCCATTCGTTAAGCCTTACAATCTGCTCATCGAATAGCTGGGTCGGAGTTTTGATTGATTCGGCAAATCGCTCCGCACCGCTTACTAGGTTTGCCTGATTCGCCGCCTGTTCTCTAAGCCCTTCATTGGTTTTGAGGATGCTCCCAGCGAGAACAATTTGTGACACCGACGCGCCCTGTGATGCAAGATCATGTCGAAGAAGCTGCGCGTCGGTGAGCGTTAACTGTAGGGTTTCGTCCTGTAGCGCTGAGATGATCTTTGTTACGGCGGCGGAGGCAGTGTCTGTAGATTTGGTACCCGCGTCGGTTGAAGTCGTCAAGTCATCAACCTTTTCGCCTGACTTATCTACCTCTTTCCAGAACTCAGTTTGCCGCTCCGTGATCGCCTCTATTGAGCTTTTAGCGTTGTCGATTGAAAGTTTTTCTTTTTCAATTTCTTGACGGAGTTCTTTAACTACCCCCTCTCCCTCAGCCTGGTTGGCAGACCAGAATTTGATACTTTGGGCGCTTAATGATATCGCCGATTCCGACTCAACGATTGCGGTCTTCTGTTCCTCAATGCTTTTCTGAAACTGAACATTAATGAGATTTTTTTGTGCCGCAGTAGCTTTGCCAAGCTCAGTGACAAGCGCTTTAGTGTCCTTTGTAAGCTCTTCCGTTCCTTTGCCAGCTCCAAACAGCGCTTCCCTGAAAACAAAAGCGGCACTCGCTGCTATCGTGAGGATGCCAATAGGCCCGCCGAGTAGCGCCAATGCGCCCGTAAGACCCCTTGCGGCCACCGTTCCAAACGTTATGGCGCGGGTTGCTGTTGCGGTGGCTGCTGCGTGTGCTCCTGCGGCAACGGCCGCTCTTTGGCGTGCGGCTGACAGAGCGGTAATCGCGAACGTATGGGCATTGGTCCTCGCCGTGGCCACAACGTCTAGCCGAGATGTATTCACTAACGCCAAGGCCACCGCCTTTTCTGAGCTTGTTCTGCGCAACAATGCAGCAGAAGCTGCCGCCTGTGCGTTTGTGTTTTGTATCGCCGCCGCAGTATTTGCCACCCACCCCGCTGCCGACTTTGTAAGAGCACCGGTAAGGCTTCCCCCAATAACAATGGCGACGACTGCCGCCGCGTCCGCCACCGTTTCAATATTATCAGCAACGGCAAGCGACGCATCACGAAACGAGTCCAAGCCGTCCAAAGCGGCAGGGGCGATAATCGAGCCCACGGCTGAGGCGGCTTCGTCGGCTGCGTTTTTAACCAATTGCAGTTGAGCACTGAACGACTCAGAAGCGATGGCCGCTTCTTTGTTGAGCGCTATATTTGAGTCCCACTCGCTGTTAGCTTGGGACAGCGCGTCGGCAAGTACATCGGTACGAGTTGCTAGTGTCCCGAGAACTTGAGTTGCCCGTACACCTTTTAACCCCATCGCTTCCAAGGATGCTGAAACATCTCCGCCAGATTGCTGTATCTGGCCAAGGCCGTTTACAAAGTCTTGGAAAACTTTAGCTGAATTTCCGTTGAAGAAGTCTTCGCGCAAGGCGTCACCGGCACGCCCGGTAATTTTTTCCAATCGCGCTAGCTCTCCGCCGCCGTTGCGGATTGCATCATTTATTGCCTGGAAGGAAAGTCCGATCTGTGTGCCGCCGGACTCTGCTTGTACGCCTACTGCTTTCAATGCCGTGGATATCCCCAGCACTTGAGCCGCACTGACATCAAACTGAGAGGTGGACTGTGATACGCGAGTCGCTACGCCTGCAATTTCTGATTCTGTTGCCGCGAAATTATTACCCAGCTGTACTATGGTTGAGCCAAGCCGGTCAACTTCACTGATTGCGGTGCCGGTAACAGTAAGTATCCGCGCAAAAGAAGTCGCTGCCTGCTCTCCAGACAAATCTGTAGCTAGGCCAAGTTTTCCGACCGTATCCGTGAAGCGGAGGATATTGGCCGCTCCATCCACGCCAACCTGTCCCGCGCTTTGTGCGATCTCCAGCAACCTAGAAGATGACACAGGCAAATCACGGGAAAGATCCCTGATACTTTGCCCTAAATCGGCCAGCTCAGCTCCGGCAATGTTGGTGGTCTTACCAACGCCGATCAATCCTCGCTCGAACTCAGCAAAGGAAGTGATTGAGCCTTTGATGGTGCTTGTTATTGCAGCCGCAGCACCCAAGGCAACAAAACCCGTGGCTAGCTTTTTAATCGAGGACGTAGTTGTGCGGCTCTGGCCATCTAACCTATCAAGGTCGCCGGTGGCGCGTCGCAACCCGGAGCTATCAATTCGGAAACCCAGATTCGCCAGATCCATTTTCGATATACTCCTGTCAATTCGTTGCTTGTGTCGCCAGTGTTGCTGACCTATCGCGGCTTGTCACCGACCTCTCAGTGCGCTTCTAATCGATTCGCCACTTTGCTTGATGTTGCCGATGAAGGGCCTGGGCACGTCTTTGCCGTCATACTCACTGTGTTTGTTTTGATAAATAACACTGATCAGATGAATGGCTTTTGATTCAAATCGGTTCAACGCTGATTGCGTCAACTCATTCCAGGCATGTAGCTCTGCCCATTCCGGCTTCAGCCCAAAGTCGAGCGCAAGTTCCATAATATGTCGGCAGTAATCGATATCCGGCATATCATAGTCAAGCACTTCCCTTCTCGGCCTCTTATCTTTGTCAGGCTTTGAATTCAGCCACGCTAGTTGATTCGCATAAAGAGACAAGTCGCCTAGCGCTTTGGCAAAAAATTCTTGTTGTTAAGTATGAACTCCTCTAATTGCTGCTTAACGATACTATTATCCATACCGTAGGCTTTCAGCGCATTGCCATGATTAAATGGCAAAGCCTTCCCGCCGAGATCCACATTAACCCAGCCGGCCGTTAAATCAGCAAGCAAATCAAGATTATCGGAATCTTTCCGTTTTGATTCTGCAACAAATGCCGCCGTGTACTCTTTCGAGTACGGGCCGTATGCCGTGATCACAATGTCAGTGTCTTTACCGGTATAGGGATCGACAATCGTGCAGTCGGCTGTGTCGTTAGCTACTAGCAGTGATAGATCCATTATGCCGCAACCTCAACAATGCCTTGAATGTCGATTCTAATGCTGGCTGTAACGGATCGAATAGTATCGCTATCACCACCAGCAGTAACAACGCCGAAGACTAACGTTTCAAAGTAATCGATTTCCCCGTTGCTGTACTCGATTTTAATCGCATGGTTTGCATCCGATGTACTTGCAGAATCAAGGATAACCTGGCCCGCGTCTGTTCGGTTTACGCCGATTTCAATCGGGATTTCAGGCTGATCGAAAGAACCTTTTTTGTGAACAGTGCCGCGCTGTGCCAGTGATTTATACGAAACGTCGGCATAAGTCCGGCCCATGCC